CACGATGTCGATCTTCTTTCCGTCGTGGTGGTTGCCGAAGCCGAGTTTCTCGTGCCAGTCCTGCGCCATCGGGCCAAGGTGGCGGACGCCCTCCTCTTCCCACTCGTAACGCCACGTCTTGATCGGTAGGGCCATGAGAGCGGTAAGGACGTCCTGCTTGTCGACGTCCTCGAAATCGCGCTTCACGTTCTTGTCGCACATGACGGCCATCGAAGCCGCGCTCGAGGCGGTGTCGATTGCCGCCGTAATCATGGCGTTCTGTTGCTGGATCCGCTCCATCTGCCGCTGGAGCTTGTCGATCTCCGCGCCCTTTTCGTAACCGTACTTGAGGTTGGCCCTCTGCTTCTGGAGCGCCCATACCCGGAGATCCTGCGTATGCTGGGCGTCGCGATTGGCGACGTCCTTGGCGGAGGATTCCCCGAGGCCAGCCGCTCCAAGCTGGCTGTTCATGTCGCGAACGCCGCGCCCGTAGGCGATGTCTCCCTCGCCTTCGTTCATGAGACTGGAATTCATCTGGTCGAGGTAGTTCTTGCGAACCATCTCGCGCTTGATGCTGGCGATCTTCTTTCCCTTCTGGATTGCGCGGTTGGCGAGGAGAGCCCCGGCGAGCGCGGACAGGCCGGAACCCCCGGCCTTCATCGCGTTCGCGGTGGCCTGATTGTTGTCCTCGCCGCCAGTGTACCCGTTGTTCGTGGCCCCGTAGACGGTATTGCCCTGGTCGTCCTCGTTCTGCCAGCTCGTCCAAGCCATCTAATTACTCCGGAACTCCGGATTCCGGCAGGCCCAACTGCCTGCGGAGGGCGTTGATCCTCGCCATCGAAGCCGTCTGGACGCCGCGATCGCGCGCGCCCGCTTCCGCCTCGATGGAGGCTTTCCCTTCGCGGGTATCCGAGTAGCTCCCAGCTTTCTGCGCGTCAGCGGTGGTATCTGCGACATCCTTTGCGTGGATGCCGCGATAGCTGGTCTGCTCGTCGCCCAACTGCTTTTGGTAGTACTCCGTGGACTGGAGCGGGTTGCCGAACTGGTCGAGCGCCCCCGGCCCTGCGGGACCCGCTTTGTCTTTCGGAAGGAGGGCGTCGCCAAGCAATTTCCCGCCGACCGGATCGAGAATTTTCAGTTTCGTCCGGACAAGTCTCTTTAAGCGTTTTCCCCAACCCATATCGTTCTCCTTTGCCTATCCTATCACGTCGGCGTCTGCTGGCGAGGTTCCAAATCAGCCGACATACTCAACTCCGTGATCTCCACCGGGGCGGCGAGCTCGTTGTTCCTGAATTCCACCTGCATGAATCGCCCGTACATGCTGGTCGAGTTCTTGCCGATGATCTTGATATTCTCGTCCGTAGAGAGCGTCTGATGGGCATCGAGGGCGTCGCTGGAGGAGTCGAACTGCACACCGTCCACGAGGAGCCGCGTCGTGAGCGTCTTCCCTGCGATGGGCTTGGCGTTCCAGAAGACGTCGATGCCGCGCTTCATGGCCGTGAAGTCGTCGAAGCCGATGCGCCCGGAACGCCAGAGCATGTCGATTGCCACGCCTTCGTCGTCCTCGCCTGAGTCGTGGTGCCGCACGATGATCTTCTCGCTTCCGCCCGAGAGCAGCACCCCGTCGTCCTGCGTGAAGAAGACGTTCGCCTTGACGTTCGTGTACTTGCTCCAAGCGCCCGAGCGCAGGTCGAGCACGTAGGCTGAATCATTCTTCCCGTCCGCGTTGCTGTCGTAGGCAAGCACGTAGGTATCCTTCACCCGACCCGCGCAGGCTGTGGCCTTCGACGGCAGGCGCTCGATGTCGAACTGGACGGCCTCCGACAGGAAGCCGTCGACATCCGGGGCAAGGGAGTGAAGGCCGTACTGCGACAAGTAGATCACGAAGCCGCCCATGCCGACGATGCTTCGGGGTGACGCGCACCCGCGTCCAAGGATGATCGGCTGCGGGACGAAGTTGTCGGGCTTCGTTCCCGTCACGCGGTAGACCGTCCGGTTCTTGAAGACGTAAAGCGCGGTGCCCACGGGGAGCAGGCCCGTTCCCTCGTCTCCATCGTCGTTGTTGATGTCGATGAACCCCGCCGCGCCCGCCGTCAACCAATCCTGCCCGTTCCCGTCCGCGCTGTAGTGGAGGCGGGATTTTCCCGCCGCCGTGTTCAAGATCCACAGGCGATTCTGCCACACGCAAATGAACTGGCCGTTCGCAGGGGGGACTCCGAGGGCCGTCGTGAATGTCCCGGCAACGCCGTCCCACACCATGAGCGATTCCGTCACTCCGGTCATGAACGCGAGGTTCTGGAACGTGCAGAAGTTGACGTTCGCCCCGGCCATCGTCCCGAGGTGCCGCTGGGTGTAGACGCCTGCCGCGACCGAGTACACACGGTTTCCGGCGGCCACGAGGTTGATCTTCGTGCCCGACGATTTGATGTACTGATGATAGCCGCAAACGGAAGTGACGCCGCCGACGACGAGTTCCGCCTGCTCGACTTGGATGCCCGCGCGCTTGGGGATGCGGTCCTTGAGGCGCGCGAAGTCGACGTTCTGGAGAGACTCCGCCGCGCCGTAGGGGATGGTGTGCGAGGGCTTGGCGGTGACCAATCCTTTTGCGAAGTCATTTCCGGAGATCGTCAGCGTACGCGGCATCTATTCCTGCCCATAGAAACCAGTCCCGTACTCCTCGTCTTTCACCGCAGGCGACCCGTCCTTCGCGTCCCAGAAGTTTTCAAGCGCGGCTTCTTCCCTGATCGCCGTGTACGCCTTGTTGTAGAACTCAGCCTTCGCCTGGTTCTGGCGTTTCAACTCGCTCCACCAGGCCATGTAGAGCGAGATCGCGCTCTCCCATTGCGCGGGGAACTTTACGACATCCACGTCTGCCACGAGAGTCGGCGGGATCGCGGCGGTCGTCAGCACAACGGTCCCTTCCGTCACCGCGAGCCCCGTATTGTGAGTCGTCGCCGTGGTGTCCCCGTCCCCGCGTCGGCAGAGCAGGAAGTTCGTCGAGTCTGTGTCGTCGTAGTAAATCTGCTCGTTCTCGATGATGATGATGCCCCGCTTCTGGAAGGTCGCCGTCGAGGCCACCGGGATCGTCGTCGCCACCGCCGACAACTGGCCTTCGCCCGCGAGCGTCGTGGCCGGGGAACTCGTCTGCGGGGGAGCCCACAACCGCAGGATCTTGTCGTGCGGAGACATGGACGCGATGGAAGGGATTCCCGTGGGATTGGAGTTGAAGTACGTCGCCGCCGCCCAGCGCGACAGGTCCACCGTCTCGATGCGGTAGCGATTCTGCCAGCGGACCATGATCATCTTCAGGATGTCGGCCGGCAGGAGATACTCGCTCTGGCGCGCGACGACGGGCATCCCGACGATGCGCTCGTACCAATGAACCCGCGTGGTGAAGTCCTTCACGCCGAGATTGCACCAGCGGGTGAGATCCGTGTCGAGGATGATCCGCTGCGTGATCTCGTTGATGAGCCCACGCGCCTCGTCCCTGAAATTTAGGAGAGTCGTCATCAGACCATCCTGTTCACGTAGCCGCTGATATTGAGCGCGCTTGCCGTTCCGGAGAACGCCCGCACGATAAGCCCGTTTTGCAGCACATGCCCGGTCACGATCGGGATCGGCGGGGAATTCGCGGGAATGGAGATCGTCTTGCAGATGTGATCGCCCGGATCGGTCACGCCGCCGAACTCGATGGTGAGCGTCGCCGCCGCCGCCGTGACGTTCGATACCCAGAGGTAGATTTCGTCGAACCCGAGAATGCCCCCGAGCGCCGTGTGAAGCAAAGTCCCAGGAGTGGCGATCGCCGCCACGGGAATCACGCGCCCGTTCGTCGAACCCGACAGAAGTTGCCTCGAGAATGTCGCCATTTACACTCCGAACACTTGGTTGAGCAGGATGTCGTTCGCACTCGACGTAGTAATCGTCAGGGTCCCATCCCCACCCGACAGCGAGATCACGGATTGGATCGTCTGCGGCCCAAGTTGTCTCGCGGTTAGATCCAAAAAGTCCGCTCCGATGGCCGCCGCCCGCAAACCTCCCTGGATGGAGTACGGCGGCATCTCCGACTTCTTGTTACGCGGGTTGAGTTCGTCGAGAGCCGCCTGCTTTTCGACGCCCGTCTCGATGATCTCAGCCATTTGATCCCCCCGCCTGAAAGGGGTGGGACCGTTTCCAGTCCCACCCCATCCAGTTCACAGGTTGGTATCGATCGAGGTCAGTTCGCCGAGGTGGCGGCGGGACTGGTAGCTCCAGTTCCCTTTCCACCACACCATCCACCGCTGGACGGCTTCCGTGGCGATACGGGCCATCTGTTCCGTCTTGAAGTCCCAGCCCTTCGCCGTCCAGAGCTGCATGTAGTCTTCATTCAGGAACTCGACCACGTTGTCCGTGACGCCGCCGCCCGAGCCGGGGCTGTGGCTGTCCACCACCCACGGAACGCCACGGAAGTTGAGTTGCGCGATGCCCACCGAGGCCATGTCGGTGTCGACGATGCGCTGCACCGTGTCCCCGAAGGTCGAGAACTTGTCGTACCCGGCCTGGTTGGAGATGATGAGCGTCGGACGCGACGCCCCGAAGGTGCATTGGCCCATGACGGTCTGGAGCTTCAGGATCGTCATGGTGTTGGCCGAGGCCGCGAGGATGTTGGCCTTCCAGATCACCGCGTCGGCGGGCGCGACCGCTCCCAGCGTCGAGGAAGCGGAGAGCGCGAGGCCGAGGCCCTCGAGTTCCTTGCCGCCCGCGTTCGACGCCTGCGTGTCGGTGCCCAGCACGTCCGCGATCTGGTCCCTGCCGTGATTGATCTTCTGCTTCACGAACGACAGGACGGCGGCCTTGCCGCTGTTGATCGCCATGTCGCGGTCGGAAACGGAGATCGGCACGAAGTACTCGCGGAGCTGGTAGGCCGCGTTCGTGACGACCTGGTTGTTGGCGACGGTCAGAGCGTCGCGGTCCTCGAACGCGCCTCCCGAGATGAAGCGGTCGAAGAAGATCGGCGCTTCGATCTGCAGGCCGCCGTCGAACCGCTGGCCCTTGCGCTTGGCGCGATACCAGAGCGCGTTCGACTTGAAGAAATTCTGTACGATGCGAGGGATGATGAACGTCGTAGTGACGGCGTTCCTATCCACGATGGCGATAGCCATGTGACGCCTTTCTCTCCGGGGTTTCGCCCTGGAGTTTTAGTCTCGATACCCTTGGCCGCTCACGAAGCGGTCAACTTCGGCATCGAACTTGGCGTCGTCTGCGGTGCGCGGATCGAATCTCTGCGCTGGCCGAGACTGGCTCTGCCCGGCGGCTCCGGTGTCTGCGGTGGCTCTCACGCGGTCGAGTTCCGTCTTGGACATGCGGTTCTGCCGCACGAGGAGCAGTTCGTGTGCGTCCTCGGCGGAGAGTTCGACGCCCTTTTCGGCCTTCTCCAGCATGATTGCGGTCACGGCATCCACTGTTTTGTCGTCGAGCGTGTGCTTCGCCTTGAGAGCGGAGAACTCCTGCTTGAGGCGCGATTCCTCATGCGTGAATTCCTGCTGAGACTTCCACTCCCGAAGCTCCTTGAGCTGCTGCATCACTTCCGGCGGGACATTCTGGGATTGGGCGACCTGCTTGGCCTGCGCGGGTGTGGCCCCCTGCTGGCGGGCGGCGAAGTACTTGGCTTCCGCCGCCTTCAACTCGCCGAACAGATCGGGGTTCTCGCGCCAGAGCTTTTGCAGGTTGCGAAACGGATCTCCCCACTTCCGTTCCTTCGCCAACTCCTGCTCCAACTTCGAGGAATGGCGGTACAGATGGTCGTGGGCGCGCTTGAGAGCGTCGAGGTCCTTGTACTTCCTCCCTGCGATCTCGATTTCAGGCGCGGCTTGCGCTTCTGCGGCGGCCCGCTCCTCCTCCGTCTGGGCGGTTTCGTCGGCCTGGGTCTGCGATTCGGCGGCGGGATCGGCGACGACTTCCTGCGTTTCCTCCGCAGGGGCGGTGGTGCCGTCGATTTCGTTGCCCATCGCTTCCAGATCGAATTCCTCGCCTTCGGGATCCGGCATGATGCGGCTCCTTGTTCGATGCCTATGCCGGGGAACACCCCCGGACGTAAAATTTCGTTAGGCTCCCGTTTCTCCGCTCCCCACCACGGGCGGGGAGACTTCCTGATCGTCGGCGGGCGGGGGCTCCGCGCTCCCGCCCCCGCCTCCAGCGTGCTTTTCGATCAGGTCTGCGGCCTGCGAGAGATCCTGCGCCTCTTCTGGATCGACGTCGGGATCATCGACATACTGGCGAAGCATGTCGACAACTTGGGAGAGTTCCATCTCCTCATCGCCCTCGGACGGACCCGCGCCCTCGCCCGTGTCGTCGGGAGACGGGTTTCCGGCGCCAGGGCCTCCGCCCATGCCCTGCAAGGCCGCCAGCCGGCCGCCTGAAATCGGGTCGTTACCCACGGTAACCTCCCGATCTCATCTTCCTGAGAGCCGCGAGCCGCATGGGCGACGGGGCATCGAACTGATCCGACTGCCCCTGCGTTGGAATGGCTGCCTGCATCTCCTCGGCGGTGTTGATGCTGTTGAGCGTGGCCGGGCGTCCCGCAGGACCCCCCGGCTGTGCCGACGCGCCGTTTCTGCCTGCCGCGCCACGCCCGGCGAAGCCCTTCGGCATGATCTTCGGAGCCGGGGGACGCTGGCCCTTGAAGCCCTTTGGGGAGCCCTTCCCTTGCTGGGTGGTTTTCCCCTTGAAAGCGAAAGCCATATCGTCCTCCGGTTACTTCGAGTAAGTGACCCACTGGAGCGCCTGCCCGAGGATCGACGTCACGCCGCCGGTCGGGAACGTGTTGTTCACCAGGCCGTTCGCCGCGAATCCGCCCGCGTTGTACGTCTTGACAGCCGTGACGCCCGTGATCGCCACGGGAGTCGCGTTCATGCCGAGCAGGGTCGGCAGAGCGCCGACAGGCACGGAGCGGTACGTCGGCAACGTTCCGGCTCCGGTCCAAAGGGCGAACCAGTACAGGCCCTCGTCGAGGTCGAGCGCGAGGGTCGTGTTCTTGATGCCCGTCACCGTCGAGTCGATTTCCGCCGACTCCACGAGCAGCTTGTCCGGGTACAGGAAGTCCCCGCGCTTGTTGGAGAAGATGCCCTGGCGGGTCTTGTTGCCCGCGCCTCCACCCGTCGTGACCTCGAAGCTCATCGCGGTGAGACGCCCGGCCGGGAGAAGGATCGGGGTCATCCAGAACAGGTCGATGGCCTGCGCCAGCGTGATGAACGCCGCGCAGTTTTCCGAGTTCCCGTAGACCGCCTGCCCCGAGCCGATGGCCCCCTTGTTGGCGAAGTTGTAACGATTGATCATGGGTCGCTCCTATGTTCTCAGGCGGGTACAACCCTCCCGCGTCATGCGGGTTTAGGCGTCGCCTGATCTATTTTTCGTAGTAGAACCCGGTAATTCTCCAGATGACGGCGGTGGTAGCCGGGCCGGTCACGGTCACCGCCGCTGCATCAGCACTCGCCTCGAGCGGTGGATTGAAGGTAAGGATCTGGCGGTCGATGACACCTTGCGCGGCGGCATCTGCCGGAACGTCGAACGTCGGAGTTCCCGTGATTCCGGTGCTGGTCACGAGCGTCGGCGTTGCGGCGGCGGTGAGGGCCGCCGACGTCGCGCGCGAAATGATGAGAGCCGTGACGTAGATGCGAAGTCCAGTGGCAGGGGCGGGGAGCGTGAGAACCGCCTGCGCCGCCGCCGCCGCCGTCACGGTGACTGATTTCGTGGCGACGTTCTCGTTCTGACCAAGCCTGTTCGTGGACATCCTATTTCAGCCTCGTCTGGAGGAGGTTCTTCATGCACTCACTCAGGGCTTTGACACACACCGCCACGCACGCGACATTCACCAGCGTCATCACCCCGACCGCAAAGAGGACGACTTCCTCGATGGGCGACATCAGATTTTCGACGACCTCTTCTTCGGCGTTCCCTTGAAGCCGTAGTCGCCGTCCTTGCTCACGTCGTCGTAGCCGGTGGTGGGCGGGTTGTGTTCGTTGGGCTTGACCTTGCCGCCGTCCGTCTTCGCGGGAGTCGACTGGCCCGTGTTGTCGTAGGGCGTCTTCTTCCCGTGGCCGTCCGACTTCGGCGAGGGCCGATCCCCATGAGGGGCTACCCAGCCGCCATCCGCACTCGGGTTCACGTAGTTCTTTTCGCCCATCGTCAGCTCCCTGCTAATTTGTAAACCAAACTGACTAGCTCTGCCTGACTATACAACCACGACTTCAAAGCGCAAGGTAATTATTTCTGCGGAGCCGCCGTCTCGAGTTGCTGGAGTTCCTGCATAATCTGGGCCATGTCGTCGGAGCCGGATCCGCTTGTCGGCGGGGGAGCCGCCGCCCCTTGATCCGCAGGAGCCTGTCCCGAAGAGTCCGCTGCGGGCTGGGCGTTTGGATCTGGGGGAGGCGGCGTCACCTGATTCTGCATCTCCGCCGCGAGCTGCTGGATCTTGAGTTGCTGATCCGCGTCCGCAAGTTTCTCGTCCGCGAATTCCTTGAGAGCGCGCTGGATCTCGTCCTCGGTCCATCCGGTACGGTTGAGGAGCGTCCTGCGCGAGATCGCCCCGAGCTGGAACATCTGGAGGGCTTGATCGTTGCGCGCCCCTTTGTCGATCGGGAGCGTCGAGCCGATCCCGATTTCCACTTCGTACTCGCCGAGGGAAACGTCCGTCAATGGATCGACCTGCTGCGTCTTCGGGTCGATGACGTTGATCTGGTGGTACTTCTGGCCGACCCTGACCGTCGTGTTGATGAAGTACTGCTTGATGAGGTCGATGACCTGCCCCGCGACGTCGACAAGGAATTCCTCGAACATGCGCGTCTTGAGGGCCACCCTTCCCGTCGTCGCCTTCTGGAGAGCCTTGATCGCAACGCCGCTGATCTTGTCGGCGGGGAGTTCTCCGCGCGTGGCGTCGTGGACGGAACTCATGTTGTCCATGTGCGCCTTCGAGTTTTCGACGATGCGGAAGAGTTCGTTGGCGACTCCCGGCGGCGGCATCCACTCGGGCCTCTTCTCGCCGTCCCAGACGATGAAGCTGGCGATGCGGTTCGTGATGTCCTTGAGCGACACGCGGCTCGTCCGGTGCAGGAGCATGTACGGCGACGTGCAGAGCCGCGAGAGATCCGCGATCTGCGCTTCGCTCCGGTTCACCATGTCTTGCGGGGATTCCAACTGCGCGACTTCCCCCATGCCCCAGAACTGCGAGTTGATCGGGTAGTTCAGGCATCTGGAGAACGGGAACTTCGAGCCGCCGGGATTCGTCGGCAGGCCGTTCTTGTAGGGAGACTTCGAGCGGCGCGCCAACTGGTCGCCGCACACGACCGTCACCCACACCTGGCCTTCTTCGTCGCGCTCCCAGAGTTCGATTCTCGTGGCGATCTTGCGAGAGGGATCGGTCGAGCCGCCGTCGCTCGCGCTCTGGAGGTCGCCCGTGTCGCTGTTGATGACGTAAGCCTTGTCCTGCTCGTAGAGCTTCTGAGGATCGACGGGCTTGTGGGTGAGCGACTCGTCCACGACGTCGCCCTTCGAGATTTTCCCTTTCAGATGTGGGAAGTCTCGCTCCATGTCGGAGACGAATTGGTTGACCGCGATGCCGACTCTCGCGGCGCTCTGGATATCCGTCGCTCCAGGCGAGACGAAGAAGTACCGCTTGTCGATGAAGTTGATGTCGATGGATTTCGTTTTCGGGTTGTAGCAGGTCTTTACGACTCCCGTGCCGTACATGTGGGTGTCCTTCAACACCCTGACCGAAAGCGTCCGACTTTTGTTTTTCCTGAAGACGGATCGGACTCCCGCCTGCATCTTGTCGGCCCAACGCGCCTGCTCCGCCTTTTCCGCGACGATGTTGATGTTCGGGTCGCCGTCCGTCATGATGGCGATGATCGTCTCGATGTCCGCGAAGATGTAGTTCGGAGCGGGCCGCGCCTTGTACGCGGGGCGGAGCTTGTTGAACCAGTGATCCCCGCCGTAGTACCGGCGGTAGCGATCGTCGTTGTGGTCGAACTGCCTGCGGTCGCTCCGCATGACGTCGAGTTGAGCTTTCGTGCGCGCGACGTAGTAGGCTTCGTCCTTGCCCTGGGTGTCGATCTGGGATTGCGCGAGTTGCGCGCCCGCGCCGTTCTTCAGCGCGGGATTCTCATAGACGACTTCATCGCCCACGGATTACCCCTTGTCTTGCGTGCCGAAGTCGGGATCTTCTTCAGGTGGAAGCGTCATCGGCTTCGGATTTCCAGCCTCGATTGCGAATATCCAACCGCATCCTCGGCAGAGGTTCCGCATCCCCACCACGACGGGCGCGAACTCGCCGGGACGCAGGACATCGTACACGATCTGCACGAGAGTCTTCTGCTCGAAGATGGCGTCCTTGGCGTGGTACTCGCAGTCCGCGTTCGAGCAACGCATGATCCTGCGCGTGAGCGCCATCGCGCCTATCGGTGGAGGCATGTTGCCCCCGTTGCCGTTCTTCATCACTTGCGGATCTCCCCGAGAGAATGGTTTCCCTGATAAATCGCATCCACAGCTTTCTCGATCTCCCTGTCGCTTGGCTCGTTGTCGACTTTTGGCTTCCATCCCTTGCCGACGACGGATTTCCCATGAGCCGCGCACCACGCCGAGAGTTCCGCTGGAGTGCGATGGTTTTCCCCCGTCGCCAGAGCCCAGGCTTCGCGCTCGACTTCGAGCATCTGCTTGGATTCGTGTTCGCCCTTGATGCCGCACAAGGAAAGCTGGCGCGTCATCAGGCGCGCGCACGTCGGACACTTCTGCGGACTGTCCCGCCTCTCCATCGGCAGGGAGAGTTCCGTGACGTGCCCGCGACCGCAACGGAAATCGTATCTCATCTTCCGCGTTTCTTGGTGATGGCCTTGGGATCTTCGGCGGGAGGCTCGGGCTTGTCCTCCACCACGACGGGAGGGGCCGCGACTTCCACGATGACGGCGACGGGCTCCGCGACTTTCGGCGGCACGAGGTTCATGTGCCTCACCGAATTGCACCGAGGGCAGGGCTTGTCGCTCTCGACGTTCGATCCACCACAGGCGTTGCAATCGCCCATCAGAAATCCTCCTACTTGACCTGACTCTCGTACTGCGTCTGATCGACACCGGGACGCGGCGCGCTGTACTTGTACAACTTCATCTTGCCGTGCGGCGACTTCTTGGTCTTGGGATCTTCGGGACCCGCGATGCACACGCAATCGACCTCGACCGCGACGTCCATTGCGCCCGCGAATTCCTTTCGCGCGCACTTCTGGCACTTGTAGAACCTGTACTCGATCCGCGCGCTGATGTCCGTCGTGGGGTTGGCGACGCCCATCTCGTCGACCATCACTTCGGGCGTGGGCATCGAGGGGAGCGGACCGGCCTGCATTCCGGCGGGCAAAGGTGCGTCAGCCATTGCGATCTCCTATTTTCAAGGGGAGTTTCTCGAGAAACATCTCGAGGTCTGCTCCGTCTTGTTCGCTTGCGAGTTCGAGTTCTTCGGGCTTCGCCTTCACGGGTCCGCTGTTTTTCACCTCGACGAGTTCGCCGCCGCATTTCAGATTCGCCCCGGCGCGCATCACGCACACGGGCGACCACACGCGGGGGCTGTACTGGTTGATCGCCGTCTCGTACTCGGAGAAACACTTCAGGCAGCGGACGCCACGGAAGCCCGTCGTCGCGCGCATCAAATCATTTCCTTGTCGGACTCTTCGGAATCATAGACCCCGGAGCCGCCTTCCGCAAGCGGAATCGTTTCATCCGGCACGATCTCCCCCTCGGCGTCGCTCTGCAACTGCATCCGGCCCGCCTGATTCGGCGAGAAGTGCGGGAGCGTGAAGCCGCCTCCATGCACCTTGTCGCTGTAGCATCCGTAGCGCAAGCAATCCGCGAGATCATCCTTCAACTTCACGATCTTCCCCTTGTCGTCGCGGTGGTAGATGCCGAGCTCCTCCACCAGCTTGACGCATCGGGGCGAGATGAAAAGATTGCCGCTCTCGAAAAGCTGGGCGACGCAGTTGACGCCGAGTTCGACGTCGTTCTCCGCGACGGTGGATGAAATCCTGAGATCCATCATCTCGGCGCGGGCGAGGGCGGCGGAGGGATCGGCGTATCTCCACGTCACGAACGAGTGGTAGTCGTTCGCCAGGAGCCGCTCCGCGTGGGCTTTCAACGTCGCGTGTCCCTGCCGGTATTCGTCGAGCACGATGTAGGTCTTCCCCTTCTTGGCGATCCACAGGTGGGCGAAGGGATGTTCCCAGCCGAAATCCATCGCGGCGAAAATCTCCGCGCCGTCGAGATCCTCTTCGGTGGGGTGGGACGGCAGGATGTGTTCCGGCTTGAAGCCCCGCCACACGAGCCCGGCCCACGCGAAGAATCTCCCGTCGTACTCGCGGGCGTTCTCGTCGCTCGAGGCGTCGCCGCGCAGGCCCTTGATGCGTTCCGGGTCGATGGATTCGTTGGCTTCGATGGTGACGCCCATGATTCCCGCGATGCGCTTGTCGCCGGCTGGGCGGTCGATGATGGTGGGTTTTCCGCCTGCCTTGGTGGGGAACCAATCCTCGACGTAATGGGCTCGATCCATGACCCGCTTGGGGAACCAGTTCAGCCCGAAGGGCGACGTCTCCATGAAGATCCTGCCGCCGCTGGCGATGACGCGCTGCTGGACGATGGAGTAGACTTCCTCCTCCATCATGGCGGCCTCGGTGAGCCACGCGGCCCAGATGGACGCGGCGCGGAGGTTGTCGGGATCCTGCGCGGATTTGACCTGCCAGATCATCTCGATGCCGTCCGGGCACATGACGGTGTACTCGTGGGTGGGGGCGAGCCGTTTGTGGGTGATGAGGCCGCCGCTTTCCTTGAAGCCCCACATGGACTCCCATTCCGGCTTGACGTGTTCCCAGAGCGGGGTGACGGAGGGCACGACGATCCAGCCGATGCGCGGCTTGCCGGGAGGGGGGAGTTTCGCGTAAGGTCCCCAGCCGCTCATGCCCATGCACCAGGCAATCGCCGTGCGGGTCTTGCCGTTGCGGACGGCCCCGGCGGTGAACACGATGTCGTGGTCGACGGAGAGTTCGAGGGTGCGGGTCTGGTGCGGGTAGAACGTGTACTCGAGGGGCGGGGACCTGTCTTCCCTGGAATCGGCGAGCGGCTCGGTCATGCCTGCTGCTCGGCTTGTGCCTGTTCTTCGGGCGGGAGCTCGCGGAAGGTCGGGCCGTTCAATCCTGCGGGCTGGGTATCGAGTTCCCACGGCACTTTGACGTCGAGCTTGTCGGCGAGTTTCGGGAGGTTGAGCGGCCGGTAGACTTTCGGCTTGGGCTCGGGCTTGATGGTGGCGAACGTCACCTTGGGGACCCAGGTGGTGGAGGCGTTCTTGCTGACCATGAGCCCGGAGCCGGGGCGCAGGAGCCCGATGGATTCGGCGATCATGCGGAGGGCTCCGAGTCTCACGATCCCCTTGTGTGATTCGTGCAGCATGCCGAGTATCTCGGCGACCCACCATTTGGTCAGGCGGCCGGGAGGGGCGTCGGGGCCCATGAGGGCCTTGATGCGTCTCGCCACGCGCTTGACGGCGGCGGCGCGCGTCGAACTCAGGTTGACGCCCATGACGAGGCGGAGCACTTCGGCGGCGGTTGCGCCGTTGGGCTCCAGCATCTTCGGCCCCCGCAGATCCACCCCCCGGCGATTTTGCGGCTCCCCGTGCATCGAGGTCTGCGCTCCGGGCGCGATCATCCCTGCCAGGTTCGCGGCCTTCTTCGCGCGCTCGATGTCGGCCTGCACCTGCGGGTCGTTCATGTCCAGCTTTTCCCTTGGCGGCATGCTCATGGCTTCGCAATCCTCCGCAGGTATTCTATCACGGCGCAATTCACTCCGCGACACACGCGCCACCACTTGCATCCCGCGCGCCTCTGGAGCGGCGACGCCTTGCGCCACCGGCCCCACTCGTGACGATGCTCCCGGCGTCGATCCCTCACAACGCACAGTACGACACGAACAACGACCGCCTCGCCACCGCCGATTCATTGAACGTCGACCGATGCCACACATCCGGCCGGGACAGCACCACGTCGCCCGCCATCGCCAGGACGTTCATGCCGTCCATGCGCCCCGGCTGCGGCTTTCCCTGCGACCCCGGCACGATCCGCAAAGGCCCGTGCTTGTCGTCGGGCACGTCCGTCAGGTAGAACGCCGCCTTGATCCCCCGCCGGGGCTTCCCATCCGGCCCCGCCGCAGGCAGGTTGTCCACATGGTAGTTCCCCGTCTGCGCCACCGCCCCAGGCCCCACCACCGTGACGTGCGAAT